TGAGGGGCGGGGGGTTTTGTAGCAAGGGCCCACTACAACTTACTGCATATACAAAATGTGTCCACCTCCATCTCTTGCATGTACAAAATCCATAAGTGCATTTATTTATTATAGGTAAGGTGTATTCCGGGGAATTGTTATATATTTGTATCATGTGCCAGACACGCTTCCCGTAAGATCAGCGTCCCAGGTTTGGACTTCTCAGTAAGGGAAAGGACAATGTCTATAACTTTACTACCCCCAGGAAAGTTTCTCTGATCAAGAATTACTACCTGGGGTTTTTTATTTAAAATAGTTTATTATATTTGCTGTAGCATTATTTAAAATTGACGTTATTAGGTTAGGTAAGGAAACCTCTGGAGTAATCTGGAGGTTTTGTTTTTTATTATTATCTTTGTATTTTAAAATTATGAGCATGAAGGAGTATAGAAAAATAGCTACAGTAAAAGCTAAGATATTTGAGCCCGGTGATGAGGATGGATTCACATGGACATATCGTGAACTAGCAAGTGGAAGAGATGATATTCAGTTTGGGATTTCAGCACCAGAACCAACAATACCTTATGTATCTACATTGGAGAATCAAGAACTTAAAGGTGAGTTTGGAAAACATTATGTATGTACTGGTATACAAGGTGAAAGATGGCTAGTAGAAAAAGAAATATTTGAAACAACATATACAGAAGTATGAAATTATATAGAGAAAGGCCTAAGAGTGTTGAGGCTATGCAATGGGATGGTACAGAGGAATGTGCTATTAAGATTTCCGGGGATGAAGATTTTGCAGGACATATTAATTATGATGGAAAAAAATTTGATAGCTTTTTTCTTACTACTAATAATGGTGAAATTAAATTAACCCCGGGGGACTATGTTATAAAAGACTGGTACGGGGAATATACTTTGATGCCAGAAAAAAATTTTAATAGAATGTATAAGGTGTTTGAATAATACTTATATTTGTGATATCATTATTTGTTTTGCGATTAATAATGGTTCTTGTTTTAATTGGTTACTCAATGGTAGGTCTAGATGTAAAAAGTCTAGACTTATTTTTTTGTTTAAACTTTAATTGTTTAATAAATTTATTATCTTTACTGGATAATTAAAATATAATATTATGAGTAAAGCAATTAAAAGTCTAAAAGGACGCAGAGTATTAATCAGTCAACCAGAAAGAAAAGAATCTGTGATTGAATTAAGTGAAGCTGATAAAGCACATATGGATTCTGAGGACATGAAGAAATGGACCAAGTTAACAGTGTATGCAATTGGTGAAGATGTTACTACAATTAAAGCAGGTGATGTAGTTTACATTGGTGTTAATGCTATCAAAGGTGCAGAAGCAATTGAAGTTGATGGAGGTATCAAGTTGATGGTAAGTGAATATGACATTGCAATTGTTTGGTAAGATGGGTAATTTAGTTTGTGATGATTATAAAAGGATGGTAGGAAAACCTGAGACATCTAATACATATACTAAAAGTTTAAAGATTATGGCTGAACTTGCTGCAAATAAAAGCCAAGAAATGTATAAAGATTATATCAGAAAAGATTCTTTTGCAGGAGCAAAACCTACACCAGTTACATTACCAGATTTAAATGCTAAACCTTATCCATTAAGGCCAGCTCATTATGGTGGTCCTAATAATCCTTATGAAGTGTTCAATGTGCTTGAGGCATGGGGATTAGATAAAGACTTTTACTTAGGTAATGTAATTAAGTACATAGCAAGAGCTGGAAAGAAAGATGCTACTAAAGAGTTAGAGGATCTGGAAAAAGCTGAAGTATATTTAAAAAGAAGAATAACTGAACTGAAAAAATGAAATGGATTTTGATATTATTATTGTATTCATGTGCAACATCTGGTCCTAACTATAATCAAGGTGGGAGTCATAATGATGATGTAGCAATGCGTAATAAACTTGTATATAAAGAAGACCTTAGAGTTAAAAAACAAATGAATAAAGCAAGGGCTTCAGCTAGAAGAAGTATACATAAATCAAAAAAATTTAAAAATAAAAAATTAAGAAGTATAGTTAATTAAAATATTATTTATACATTGCAATAACTTAAGGCTATAATTCTCTGTTAGGCTGTTAATTTTTACACATTAGGTAAGGAAATCCCAGATTAATTTTCTGGGATTTTGTTTTTATAAAACTTTTTTGTATATTATAGTATATATATATTAAAAATAAATAATCATGGACATTTTAAATTTTATTTCCTGGATTAAAGCAAAACGTTTAACTACCGTTGCTCCAGAAGGATCTCTAGTTGCTGTTGCAGCACCATCAACAAAAAGAGATGATAAGTATCTTACAGTTGCAATGACATTAAATGATGCAGTGCAATCAGGTAATATTGGTAATACTAAACACTATGAATTAGATATTGCAGTTACTAGTACTGTAATAGTAGATACTCCCCGTGGTATTATTGATATCCTTAATATGGGAACATCTGCTCCTTTAACTCCTGATGCAGCTTACGGTTCTTCAGTAACTTTTGTTATTGATAATTTAGATTTAGATCTTACTGTAGCCAATAGAGATAATGTATATGTACAGTATTCTGTATATTATAAAAACACTATAACGGATAATGCAATTCCACACTTGATTGCTATAGGAGCTACAACTGGATTAGAGTTTAATCTTTATAATGCTAATCCTGCAATAGCCGGAGTTAATAACTGGGATGGTGAGTTGTATGTATATTATGAATTATACACAATTAATTAATAAATATAAACTATAAAAACTAAGTATTATGGCAGTATCAACAGTATTAAAAGAAGCAGATATTAAAATATATGCATCAGTATTGATGAATAACTCAGTATCATTAGAAGAAAAAGCAGTAGCATTAACTGAATTATATAATTTTTTTACTAAAGCTTATAAGCCTGGAGAAATATATAAAAAATTTGGATTAGGAGTATATTACCGTGATGGTAATACAGGTAATATTAAAACTACAAAAGCACCTGTAGTAGAACCTGCTTAATTAAAAAAATATAAATACCACAGATATAATATATTTGTGGTATTTTTACATTAACTAAAATAATAAAGATGTTAAATAACTTAATTAATTTTCTGAATCTTATTTCAAGTAAGATGATGAAAAAAGTTCCTGAAGATCAAGATTTAATTATTCTTGGTACAAGAGATTCTAAATATGGAGGAGGTTATAAACCTACAGGTATATCAGTAGCTGATTTTTTAAGTAGTATACCTACACCTACAGTGCCTTTTGGTATTTGGTCATTATCTGATTCTGCAGGTGAAAAAACTTACTATGATACTTATGAAGATGCAATACCTTTTTTTGATTTTGGAAATGCAATTACTTTAGAGACAAGTACTAATCTAAGTGTAAATTTAGTTCTTAAAAACGGTATAAATATAAACTTAAATGGTAATACATTAAGAGTAGATGATTCTGCATATATTACTGATAATGGAATATTCGTAAACACTGTTATATTCAATGGTACTATAAGTCTACAAGTGAGTTCTAACTATGGCCTATACGTATTAAATGCTTCAAGCAAAATATCTATCCCTGCTATTTTAGATGGTACCGGAAACAATTTTTCTAATGGTGTATATTCTGTAGGTACAGTGACTGATGCAAATGTAATTGCAAATGAGGGTATGTTTCAAGGAGCTAATACTGCTGTTTTTGATAATTGTAAAATAAGAGCTTTTGGACCAAATAGAGGAAATCAAGATACTATTAATGGTCATGCTTTATACTTAGCAGGAGTAGCTTCAAATATGGAAGTTTATTCTACAGTATCTAATAAATATTGTGCAAGAGCCCATGTTGCAGGAGCAAGATTAAATAACAGTAGACTTGAATCAACAGCTCATAGATCAGTATTTTTAAATGGAGGTTTTGTTGATGCTTGTTGGATGAGAGCTCCAAACTTTACATGTAAAGTAGAAGGTGGAGGTACACTACGTAATAGTTATTCTGAATCAAGTGCAGCAGCTCCTATATATTGTCTTAATCAAGACGGTGCAGTAAGTGATTGTACTTTTGTAGCACAAACAGCCAATGTTTTATACTTTGTAGGAATAGGTACATGGTATAGCAATTGTACATTTATAAGTAACTTAGCAGCTACAGGTGGATCATTCTTGTCTGGTTCAGAAGTATTATTTGAAGATTGTAGATTTATATGTAGATGGGATAACGCAGCTGGTCATTGTGCAAACTTACCTCTTGTTAATACTTCATTTATAGACTGTAAATTTACAACAAGAAATGTTTCTGCATTAGGTATAAATGTAGGAGCTGTAGGCATCTACTTAGTAGATAATAAATTCAAAGGTCCTGCTGGATCATTAGGTTATTCAGCATCTTTAATAAACTTAGCATTAAATACACAAGATAACAGAGGTAACTCTATAATAAATTACTAAAATGGATTCAATAGATAAATTAGAAGCAGAAAACGGAGGTCAAGTTTTAAACCAATTAGTTGTTCAGTTAAGTGAAGAAAATGGTATTAGAACAATTAAGCAATCCAAATTCTTTACATCAATGGGTGAAGTATATTATGCTAAGCTTACAAAAAAAGATAAAGAAGTATGGGATGCATTTGTATTAATGATTAGTAATAAATAATTATTATGGCAGTAGTAACAGTAATAGGCAAACAAGTTGGAGGAGTACCTTTCACAGTACGTGTTGATAGTGTAGCTGATCATGCATCTGTAGCAAATAATACAAATTTTTTAGATTTATCTGATGGTTTAGTTTATTTTAAAAATTCTACTGGTGCAATTGAAACTATTTTTAGTGCTTCTGCATCATTACCAGCATGGTTAGAATCTAATGCAACGGATCTTACTATATGGAATAATGGTAAAGGTAATGACAGTACAAATACATCATTTGGAGAGGAAGCACTTAGATTAAATACTACAGGATCTGCAAATACAGCAATAGGTTCTGGAGCATTAAGTTCAAATACTACTGGTTATGGAAATACAGGTATAGGAACGTTAGCATTATATTCAAATGTTAGTAGTTTATTTAATACAGCAATAGGTTATGGAACATTACGTTCAAATACTACTGGTAATGATAACGTTGCAATTGGTATAGAAGCTGCGTATACAAATACTACTGGTTTTGCAAATACTATTGTAGGTTCACAAGCTTTGAGACAAAATACTACTGGTGGTAATAATACTGCTATAGGATTTCAAGCATTATTAAATAATACTACAGGTGGTTCTAATATAGCTTTAGGGGCTTTTACTGACAGTGGAAATTTTAGTCGGTCAGTTATAATAGGTTATTTGGCTACTGCAACTGCAAATAATCAATTTGTAGTAGGTAGTGTAGGAATAAATGCAGGAGCAGTTACAACTGAAGCACTTGTGCCTACTAAAGCTTGGGCAGTAAAAATTAATGGAGTGGACTATAAAATTCCATTACAAATTGCATAGTAAAAATAAAAAATAAACATTATGGAATTAGAATTAACAGCAGAACAAATTGCAAAATCAATATCAGCAGCATATGATAGTGTTGCATTAATTGCAGAATTAAATGCTAAAGAAACTTTAACGGAAGAAGAAACTGCAACAGTAACACGTAATGTAGAGCATATCCGCATTATGATGGGTAAAGAGTGGTTTGTTGAAGGACTTACTAATTTACAAATAACTGAATTACAAGCAATATGAAAGAATTAGAAGCAAAACAAGTAATTGAGCAAGCTTTAAATCAAGCATTCCTTAAAGGAGCATTTAATTTACAAGATGCAGCTATGATAACACAAGCATTAAGAGTTTTATATTCTGAACCAGAAATAGAACTAGTTAGAGAAAATTAAAAATAAGAGTCACAGTAATGTGGCTTTTCTTTTTTATATTTGTATATCTAGAATCTTTTACGTATATTATTATATATAAAATCAAATTATTATGTCTGTAGGAAATTTAAAAACATATGGTGGCAAGGGTACCAATATGCCATGGCAATTAAAAATGTTATATGGCCAAGAATGCGCCTGTGACAATTTAGTTGATATTAATAATAATACTGTTAATGTTGATTCATTACTTAACCAAATATTAACTGCTATTCAAGCAGGAACTGAATATGAAGCAGCTTTAGTTATTGATGCTAATGATGTTACTTGGTTAGAGATAAGAATTTATAATGCAGGTACGGGAACATTTGATCCACCCGTTTATTATTTAGCAGGAACAAATACTCCAGGTACACCAGTTGCACCAATTACTTATATTAATCCTAATACTTACTTAGCTCAAATAGTAAATAATACATCAGCTGTTACTAGAACTCCTAATTATATTAGAACATCTGCAGCAGGTACAGTTGCTCCAATAACATATAGTCTTTCTATAGCAAATGTAGGAATAGGTGATGGAACTTTTTTAGGTGCTACAATTAAACCGGGTGAATCAGTAAGTTTTGGACCTGATGGCATTAATAATTATTATGCTGCTTCTACATTTACATATGACGGAACAGGTACTGAATTACTTATTACATATAATTCATAATACATATGAGTACTCAAATCTCTACAAAAACAATTGTACAAGATGAAGGTACAACTGTGCTTTCTAATGACATTATAAATTTCACCGGATCTGGTGTTACTGTAAGTAGTGTAGGAGGTTCAGCTACAGTATATATTCCATCTCCACCAACAGGTTTAACTTATAAAGGTCTTTGGGATGCAACTCTTAATAGTCCAACTTTAACTAGTAGTGTAGGAACAGCAGGTGATTTTTATATTGTAAGTGTAGCAGGTACTACTAATTTAAATGGTGTAACTGATTGGCAAGTTTCTGATTGGGCAATTTTTGAAGGAGGTGTTTGGCAGAAAATTGATAACCATGATATCCAAGCATATAATACTGTAAAAGATGAAAGTACAATTTTACCACAAAGATCTACTTTAAAATTTGTTGGAACAGGAGTTACTGCTTCAGATGCAGGAGGAGAAACAGTTGTAACTATTCCAACACCACCTGCATACACTACAATTCAAGAAGAAGGCACTAATTTAACTCAACAACCAATAATTGATTTTCAAGGTACAGGAGTAACTGCAACTAATGGAAGTGGTAAAACTATTGTTACAATTCCAGGAAATGTTCCATCAACATCTTATGGTTTATATGCTCAAACAGTAACTGGACCAAGTGTAACAGGTATTGCAGAACAAAGTATTATAGGTGCAGGAGTAGGTACTTTATCTGTTCCAGCAAATGCTTTTTCAATTGGTGATTCTTTTACAACAGCATTAGATGGAATAATTTCATCTATAAGTTCAGCAACAATACATATTCATATTAAAACAGTAGCAGGTGCAATTCTTGCTGATACAGGTGTAGTGTCACTAGCTGCAGCAACTAATAAATCTTGGACATTAAATTTATACTTTACAGTTAGAACATTAGGAGGAGCAGGTGTTGCATCAATTTCATCAGGTGGTTTATTTTCATATATTAGAAATGGAGGAACTAACTATGAAGGATTTGTTCTAAGTACTATTAATACTACAACTTTTGATACAACAATAAATAATGAATTAGTTATTACTGCTATGTTTAATACAGGTAATGCAGGAAATACTATTAAATCATATAACTTTACATTACAAAAAGTATACTAATGAGTACAGATATAAACATAAAGAAAAGAATTGCAGTTTTAGAAGAATCTGCAATAATAACGGCAGATGTAAACAGCATTGACTTTGTAGGTTCAGGTGTTAATGCATCTACAATAGGTGGTGATGTTACTGTTACTATTCCTGGTGGATCAGGTAATACTACATATTACTTAAACCAAACTGTAGATCAGTCTCCTTATAAAGAATTTTCATCAATTGTTACTAGTGCAATAGAACAAGTTGTACCATTAACAGTTGCAGGAGGAGTAACTTCTGTAATTGCTGAGTATCAAACACCTAGTGGTATACCTGGTACAACACAAATACCAGGAGGATTATGGCAATTCTTTTTACATTTTAATGCAGTAGCAGCAGGTCAAAATTGGATAATAAGACCTACTGTATACAAAAGAGATTTAGGTGGAATAGAAACATTGATTTTTACTCCTGATCCTGAGATAGTTACAGGAATGTCTACTACTACTACAATGTATGTATCTGACGGTGTATTTCTAGCAACTACATTATTAACTACAGATAGAATAGTAGTAAGAATATCAATGCAAAATACTACTGGTGTATCTCAAACTGTAAACTTTAGAACAGAAGGTAGTCAACATTATTCAGTAGGCTTAACAACATTAAATCAAGTTATACCAACAGGAGCAGTTACAAATGTAACAGGAACAGCTCCAGTAGTATCTTCAGGAGGTACAACACCTGCTATTAGTATTCCTCAAGCAGATACACTAACAGATGGGTACCTTTCTTCTACAGATTGGAATACATTTAATAACAAACCTAATAATCTTAGTCAACTTAATGATGTAGATATTATTACGACTCCGTTAGGAGATGGGGAGGTTCTTACTTATGATGGAGTATCAGGGCTTTGGAAAAATGAACCTCCAAACAGTACTCCAACAAATCAAGTTGTTTTATTTGCAGATTTAGGAACAACAGAAGCGTTAAAGGCTTGCACGTATAATAATGGTACTTTAGGTGTTGGAGCCACTTTAACTGGTAATGTTAATGGTCAATTATCAACTATATCTTTTACAGATAGAATTGATAATGTTGTAACTGCATTAGATCAAATAATATTAGTTAGAAGTCAATCAAACCAGACTCAAAACGGTATATATGTAGTAACTCAGCTTGGAAGTCTTACACAGCCATTTATTATTACAAGAACAACTGATGCAGATACTCAAACTGAACTATATCCTTTACAAATAAATATATTTGGTGGTTCAACTTTATCTAACTTGGCTTTTCTACAAAAAACAGTTGATCCAGTTGTTGGCACAAGTAATATTGTATTTACAACCACAGTAGTAGGGATTCAAAATACGCCAGTATTACATATAGATACTGTTACTTCTGCTCCGCTACCTACTTGTACTTATACATCTGGAACCAATCCAACATTACCTGGATCAGGTGCATTTTTGGAAGCAACTGTCAATGGAACTTTTCCTTCTATAAATGGTGTAACATTAACTGCTGGACGTAGGTTTCTTGTTAAAGACCAAGTAAATCAAGCACATAATGGGACGTATGCAGTATCTAATATAGGAAGTGCAAGTACAAAATGGAGAATTTTCCGTGTTGACGCTTGGGGGGGAAACTTTACAGTTTTAGAAAGAGAGTGGAAAGTAAATAATCCCACTAGTACTAAATACGGGGCAAGATACTCTACTAACTTACTTGGATTAGCAAATACAAACGTAGGAATTACGTCTATACCATTTTTTGAGGCAATTACATCATCTTCAGGAATATTTGGTATAGCAAACACAAGTGGTGTTTATACTTTTTACGCAACACTTACACTAGCAATGGCAGTAGCGGTAACTGGTGACACTATTGTACAATTTGCAAACGTTATTGAAACTGGTAACGTAACTATCACTCTTAAAAATGGAGTAAATATTAATGGTAACGGATATACATACACATATTCTAATATTGCTGGGCATTGCTTTATAGATAATGCATCTACAGTTATTTGTAATATAATTAATTTTTACCCAATCAGATCGTCAGCAAGTGGCTCAAGTAGTGTTTGGAATATAACTGGGGCAAGTAGTGAAATATACTTTTATGGGGGATTGACAAAAGACACTGTAAATACAGCACATACTACAGCTATATTCAACTGTAAAGTTATGGAAGGATATAACGGATTGGTAACTGATGTCTCAGCAGGAGTTACTGGATGTGCGGTTAGTGTTGGTATCTTTAGAAATGTTAAATCAATAGTCAGTTCTGGAGGTGGGACTGGTTTTTATGTAACAGCTACGTGTGTGTCAGCAACAAATATTTATGGTTATTCTATATCCTCTTTCACCTATGGAGTCCTAATTTCTGGGGGCGGAACTTATACAAATATAACTGGGGAATCAATTGCTGGATTAGGTCTTGGTAGTAACGTTAGTTCTGCCAAGATATACAACAGTGTTGGCAGAAGTACTACAGAAAAAGGTATTCACTCTAGCAATGGAGGTTTATGGATTAATTGTGTTGGTATTTCTTCTTCTTATATTGGGTTAAATGCTTATGGTGGTACATTTAAAAATTGTAACGGATATTCAGCAACAGGAAATGGTGTATACTTACAAGATGGTAACGATGTTAATGATGTATCGTTCAATGGAGGTACAGCGACAAGTGATGGTGCTATAGCTATGATTAGGAGTGCTGGTGCTGGGTATAAAAACACAATAAAATTAGTATCAATTACTTGTAAATGGAATAATGCTGGTGGACATGCATTTCAAAAAATTAGTAGTGGTAACGTTTGGTTATCAAATTGTTCATTAGCTGTTACAAATGCATCAGCTAACTGTTTACACGCTACATCTGCTGTAACAATGACTTGGGGATTAAATACATTTGAAGGTTCAACTACTGCGGTTAATGCTAATGTTACTCAGTTGTTAGTTAATACTGCTGATGCACAAGGAAACTTATTATTATAAATATTATGGAACTAATTAAAATAGACATTATCAACGGGCAAATCATTAAAAGATTTAGTGATGATTCAGTATCATCTTTGTTATTATCGGAGCTGACAAATTCACAAAAAGTAGTTGTAGATAACTGTATTGCAATGATGAAAACTATGGAGAATGAATGGTTATTCATCTCAATAAACATTATTAATCCAATAACTAGACTGGTGTTTTTTCTAACATTGGATACATTTACAGAATTTTTATATGAAGATTTGACAGATGAACAAAAAATACTATTTAACGATTTTATAAATTTATAACATGGCAGTAATAACAGTAACAGGTTCCCCAGTAGTAGGTTTAAAATACACGGTAACAACAGCTTCAAGTGCTGATTGGGCAAGTGTATCTAATTCAACTTACTTTTATGATTTAACAGATAAGTTAGTTCATTATAAAGATTCAACTGGAACAGTATTAGAAATATTTGGTGCAGCTGGTGGTTTAACATATTTCACTGAAGCACAAAACACAACAGCACCTAATGCTACTGTTCCTGTAGATAGTTTAACAGCTCTTTCAGCAACTACAAATGTAGACTTTGCAATTATACCTAAAGCAGGAGGTGCTTTACTTGCGGCTATTCCCGACAATACTTTTGCTGGTGGTAATAAAAGAGGTCAATTTGCGCTAGATTTACAAATGTCACGTTCAAGTGCAGTAATGGTAGCAAGTGGCAATTTTTCCACAATTTTAGGAGGTGCAAATAACACTGCAATTGGGGCAAGTAGTTTAGCGGCTGGTTTAAATAATAGTGTTACTGGTGGTAATTCTGTTGCTATTGGGCAAAATAATAGTTCAACTAATACAAATTCATATTCTTTTGGTAATGAAAACCTTTCAAATGGGCTTAATAGTGTAGCAATAGGAAGATTTAATAACGCAAGTGGAACAAGTTCTGTTGCAATAGGTGGAAATATTTCAACTTATAACCTTGCAAGTGGTACACGGTCTGTTGCTATTGGAGAAGCCAATACAGCAAGTGGATTAAATTCAACAGCTTTAGGTCAATTAAATATAAGTAATGGTTCATATTCATTTTCTTTTGGTAGACAAGCTCATACATTTGGAATAGATGGAAGACAAGCATACGCAAGTGGTCAAGAAGGCACAAGTGGTGATGCTCAAGTATCTAAGTTTATATTGCACGAAAGAACTACTGGAAACACAACAACTACTATTACTACAAACTCAAGTGCAGCGGCTACAAATAATCAAGTAATACTATCAAACCAATCTGCATATAGATTCAAAGGTAGCATTGTAGGTAAGCAATCAGGTAGTGTAAACGCAGCAGTCTGGGATATTGATGGATTCATTGTAAGAGGTGCAAACGCAACAGCTACAACATTAAATATTTCAAATGTAAATGTAGTACAAAATACTCCAGGTTGGGGAACACCAACACTTGCAGCAGATACAACAAACGGAGGTCTTAGAGTGCAAGTAACTGGAGCAACTGCAACTAACATCCAATGGACTGCAGTAATAGATACAACAGAGGTAATTTACGCTTAAAATAAATAATATGAAATTAAAAACATTAGTGCCTGTAACTTATAATAATGGAATAGCAGGTCAAGAAACTGGAATAGTAGAAGGTATTTTATCAACTTGTAATCAACAATTAGAAGTATCATTTAATTCATTGTACATGTTTCAATATGTATCTGAAGTAGGTCAAGTTATTTCATCTAACTTATATCCTGTTACAGAAGAAGAAACAAATGCTTTGTATGTTCAAGTTAAAGATGAAGTACCAACAGGTTTAAGTTATACTGATGCTACTACATATCTTTACTACTTAGGATTTAGAGTAAAAATGGCTATAACATTTGGTATAGAAGTAAGTGAAATAGAAATAATTTTAAACTAAATATTATGGCAGGAGGATCATATTGGGCTGAAGAAGTTTTAGATGTAATGTATCTAAAACCTACAGAGGTATTTAGAGGTTTTACATATAATAATAACTCTACAACTGTACAAGCAGATGGTGGATTGGTTGCTTCTGCTTCTGCTTCTACATTAGCTCAATCAGTTGCATCTACTAATCTTGTATCAAAACAAATAAGACTTAGATATTATGCAAGTGTTGTATCTGGTGGTAGATATACAGGAATAAGAGGTTCTGCTTTATTATGGTATATACATGGTGGATTTAGATTTGTTTGTGATTTTAATATTTCAGATACTTCTTATTCTGCTGGATGTCAACAATTTTATGGATTAGCAGGTCAAACAACTGACTTAGCTTATGGAACTGCATCTGGAATTTTAGTAAGTACCTTAACTAATATAGTTGGTGTTGGTAGTGAAGTAGGTGATACTAATTTACAAGTATTTAGTAATGATGCTACTGGTACAGCTAGTAAAATAGATTTAGGAGTTGACTTTCCTGCAAATAGAACAGTAGGAGCTATTTCAACAACTGTATATAGTATAATATTATATAATGAACCAATGTCTACAAGTGTTATATATAGAGTAATTAATAATGAAACTGGTGCAGTTGCTACTGGTACAATTTCAACAGATTTACCAGCAACATCACAAGCATTAAATTTATTTGCAAGTAGATGTATGTCAGCAACCTCTGTAACTAGTACAGGACAATTTGATTTAATGAAATTAGGAGTATACTCACAATTATAATTATGGAAAAGTTTATACTAATACCAATAACAATTATTGAAGATGACTTAGAAGCAAATGTATGCTTAAAACCTTCAAGTTCATTAATAGAGAATTATATAGCAACATATAAAACTTTTGAAAATGAAGCTGTAGCAATTGCTGAAACACCAGCTTTTATTACTGAAATGACACCATTACTATTTGCACAGTTTGAGCAAATGGATAATGTGCCTTTAGAAATCAGAAACCAATTTGAATTATAATTATGAAAACACTTAAAGACAGATGGGGTGCTAAGACTCCAACATTTTGGAAAAAAATGCAAAAAATTGGTATTATAGCAGGAACAATTGGAGGAATAATTGTTGCTTCTCCTGTAGCATTACCTGCATTATTGGTATCAGCTAGTGGATATTTATTATTAGCTGGAACTGTAACTGCCACATTATCACAGTTAACCGTAGAACCAGTAGATTAATTTTAAAAAAGTGTACTGTATCTAGCAAAATTTAACTATATTAGAGTATATATTATTTTTTATTTTTATTACTATGGATTCAATAATTACAATAGGTTTATTCTGTATAGGTTTTATTATTACACTTATAGGGTACTTTTTAAAGACAACACACACATCAATAATAGCAGATGTACAAATTCTTAAATCTAATGATCAAGCTCACACAGAAGAAGAGGGTAGATTAAAAGGCAAAATAGAATTACTTGAACAAGAGCATAGACTTAAATATCAGTTGATCACAGAAACAACTCAACAAGAGATTAAGAATATGGCTACTAAAATTGGTGAGTTGTCCGATACAGTTGGTAAACTAATTACTATTCAACTTAAAAGTGTAAAATGAATCCTACATTTTTAAAAACAGGAGATATATTACATTGTAGTGGTAAAAAATTATTGAGTAGATTAATTAAAAAAGCTACTAAATCTAAATTTAGCCACTCAGCAGTATTTATAGAAATATGGGGACAACCATATATATTAGATGCACAAATAGATGGTGTTAATGTAAGACCATTAAATGATTGGTTAAAAAAATACAATTACAATATTACTGTACATAGATCATCTAACTTAGTAAATGAAAAAACATTTGCACAAAGAGCACTTACAAAAGTAGGACATACAGCATATGACTTTGAAAGTTTACTTATAAGACAACCAATTGAATTGCTAACAGGTAAATGGGTAGAAAAAGGAGATACAACTAAAGCAATGTATTGTTCTGAATATATTGCCTGGATATATGGAGTAGAAAAAGCATATAAGTTTTCACCTCAAGATCTTTATGAATGGTGTAAAGCTAATTTCTTTTATGAAATTGTAATTTAAATTTGTATTTTTATAATCAAGTTTAATCAATAAATAATAGGTTATGATTTTAAGTCAAATTAGAAATGCTATTAACTCTAAAGGCTACAAGTGGTTTGATGATGTAGCAAACAAAAGCTATGATGTTAATATAGTAGGAGTACGCAATAGTTCTACCGGTAAAAAAGTTACTAATGTATTTGATGATATTATTACAATATCATATAAAGATGCTAAAGGCATATGGCAATATCATGAATGGATGAATACAACTGAGCCAGGTAAAAAAGGTGTAATGCAGTATAGTAATTCTAAAGGTGTAGCAAGACTTATTCCTGGACAATATAGAGGTGTGTGGTCTATTGATAAGCACCAAGGTAAATATGAAGCCTTATGTCAAAGAAACGGTACTGTAGCAGTTTTTAGAGATAACAATAAAGACATGACCTTTGATGAAACAACTAGAGATAATGGTATGTTTGGTATTAATATTCACAAAGCAGGTCAAGACTCTACATGGGTAGAAAACTGGTCAGAAGGATGTCAAGTATTTAAAAGAGTAAAAGACTTTGATGAGTTTATGAAGATTTGTAAACTAGCAGCAAAGATACATGGTAATCACTTTACCTATACATTAATAGAATCTAAAGATATAACAGCAGTATGAAATTAAGAAATGCTTGGAAGATAAAAAATAAACAATGGGATAAAGTGTGTATAAGAGTCCGTCTTGGAGCTTTAGACTTTTTTACTATTGAATTTGATATAGATAGAAGTTTTTATATGCTGACTATATTAAACTTTACAATCAAAAATAGATAACTACTACTAATCTATAATTTAGAACTCAGGTAAATAACATACCTGAGTTTTTTATTTTAAATACTATAAGTTTAAACTTATTTTGTATATATTTGTATAAACTTTTAAAATATATATCATGAGTAAAGAAAACCAACATCAAGAAGAAGTAGAATTAACAGCAGAAGAATTAGCAGAAAGAAAGGCTGATATGCTTAAATTTTACACAGAATCAATTCCTTATTTAACAGCACAACTAGAGTATGAGAAAGTACTATGTGAAATTGATGAGGCTAGATTCAAAAGAACAAGTATTAACTATCAACTTGCAATGATGATGAATCCACCTACTGAAGGTGAAGATGATCTAGACGCACCAACACCAGAACAAGAAAGAAAACTTAAAACTCAATAGGAACTTATGGCATTAGTAAATCAAGTACAGAAACGTGCTGTAATGCCAAAATGGGAAATTGTTAAGTTTCAGATATTATCTCACTGCTATATTAATCATATAGTGGTGAGTGATTCTGACTTAAACTGTTTAACATTGTTGAGCATGTCAGGACCTATTGAATTAACTCATTTTTGTTATGATGCTTCTTCTGAAGAACAGATGATATTTAAGTCACCACAAACAGTTAGAAATGCAGTTAATAAAGCAATGAAAACAATGTTAGTAATTAAAGATGATGTAGATAAAAAACTCATTAGATTAAATCCTACCTTGCAAGTACAAACAGAAGGAGATATATTATTAGATTATAAATTTTTAGGAAGATGATCCCAAAAAAACCTAATACATTATACAAACAAGTTGCTGAAGATTTAAATATCTCAGAAACACTTGTAGATAATTTTATGACTTTCTACTATAAAGAGATAAGAAAAAACTTAACTGAGTTAAATCATATCAGAATAAACTTAGATGGTTTAGGAATCATGTCTATTAAACCTAGATTAGTTACTGCACTCTTGGATAAGTATCATAATAGTATTGAAACACTAAATACGGATACTATGGCCAATTATAACTATAAGAAAAGAATAGAGGCTAAAGTTATATTATTGGAGAAAGCAGATAAAATGCTAAAAGCAGATAAAGAAATTAAAGATAAATTTTTAAAAGACAAAGCAGATGGGAAAACTGGAGAAGATTTGGCATAATAGAAAGCAAATTATGGAGGGTATTAAAAATTCTGTAATAAGAGATGCCTTTGTAGAAAAGATTGCAGCAGATAGAATGGAATTATGTAATATGTGTGTAAGAAAAGATACTAAAGGTTCATCATGTGTAATGCCAGGGACGCAACCATGTTGTAATTTATGTGGCTGCTCACTTACATTTAAAACAAGATCATTATCATCAGAGTGTCCGGACTTGAGATGGAAAGCAGTTATCACAGAAGAAGATGAAGATAAACTAGAAAAATTATAATTATGACAACTGAAACAAATTTAACAGCACAAGGTCTATATGCACCTAATCATATTGGTAGTGCTGCTCCTGATACAAGTAATGTTATATGGAGTCAAATAACAAGTAGTAATAAAAGTGCTTATATTCCAACAGAGGTATTATTAAATAAAATAGAAAAATTAGAACTTCAAAATAAGTTTTTATCATTAAGTATACTTAGATTAGAAGGTAAATTTACTCAAGAAGAAGTTAATAATATTAAAAGTATGTTGGCATCAAATGATGAAGCATCAATTATTTTAGCTGATACAATTATAGAAAACGCACAATTATGAGTATAGTATTTAAAGCAGATGACCATAGTTATACTAGTATTGAAGGTGAAGAATCTATCAAATGGACTAGTGTAACAAGTCTTATATCAAAATTAAAAAAGCCATTTGATAAAGTTAAAATAGCTGCTAAATGCTCTAAACAAAAAAAATCAAAATGGTTTGGTATAGCACCAGAAAAGATAATTGAAATCTGGGATAATGAAGCACTAAGAGCTACATCATTAGGGACCTTTTATCATAATCAAAGAGAATCAGATCTATGCAGTCTATCTTCATTAGAAGTAGATGGTGTGATAATACCAATAATAACTCCGGTACCTGAAGTAAACAATTTAAAGTATGCTCCTTCTCAAAAATTAGAACAAGGTGTATATCCTGAACATATGGTTTATTTAAAGTCTGCAGGTATATGTGGTCAATCAGATTTAGTAGAAGTAGTTAATGATAAAATTAATATCATTGATTATAAGACAAATAAGAAGATTGATGTTGAATCATATAAGGATTGGGATGGGATTAGTGACAAATTACAGGACCCTGTATCACATTTGGATGATTGTAATTTTAACCACTATGCACTACAATTAAGTATATATATGTATATTATGTTGAAACACAACCCAAAATTAAAACCAGGTAAACTGTTTATACATCATGTTACATTTGACTTAGATGGAGTAGATGAATGGGGGTATCCTATTACTAAATATACTGATCAAGGAGATCCGGAAATTAAACAAGTAATACCAATGGAGATACCATATTTAAAAGAAGAAGTTATAGCTATAATTAAATCATTATAAACATGTTAATAAAACTATTTGATGTACAAAATAATGTAGTAATACCAACTGAACATTGTTATACACTACATGCACTTAAGGATGTTATGGATGAATATCCAGAAAACTACATTAAGATATACCAGTACTTGTTTTATATGACATGTCCTAATCCTGATATGAATCCATTTTTTCACACACCAGAGATAGATAAAGAAGATTTAATTCTAGCTGAGATTAAAGCTGAATTTTCTACTGAGGATAAAACAATACATCAAGCATTAGTATTCTGTCAAAGATTATATGAGACTCCTACATATAGAGCATATAAAGGTATGGCATCTATGTTAGATAGATTAGCTAGATATATGGAGACTACTCCAATTACTGCAGGAAGAGATGGTAATATAAATTCACTTGTAGCTGCAGCAAAAAACTTTGATCTTATTAGAGCTTCTTTTAAAGGAGTATATAAAGATTTACAGGAAGAGCAATCTAGTAAAGTTAGAGGAGGAATTGGTTTATCTTATGATAGTTAATTATGGAAAATATGTACACGGATATTCCCACCTGGGATAATGGAACATGGACTACTACATCTTTTGATACAAGAAAAGAATTTGGTGAGTTTGTGTTTGCATTATTTAAAGAGCCCGGTGAATATGAGTTTGATGATGTAAGTAATAAAATATTTATATCTGAGTCAACAAAATTCAATATAGAAAAAGTATATTGTGTAGCCCCATTTAAATCTAAAGATTTTATTAATTATTGGGATGACCAAAAAGCTAAATGTAGATTAGGTGTAATAATTAAATCAGGATCTAAAACTTGGTTCCTTACAAGAGATTATTATATGTGGTTAAACTTCTTACCTATCTTTGATAAGGAAGAGCAAAAGTTTGGATTTGCTAAAATAAGAGATGCACAATATCACATGGCCTTATATGAGATACTTGCAGAAATAAATTACATGCACGTAGCTATTCTTAAAAAAAGACAGATAGCTAGTTCATACTTTCATGCAGGTAAACTTATCAATCAGTTATGGTTTGAAGCTGGGGTTACTTTAAAAATGGGTGCGTCACTTAAAGATTATATCAATGAGAAAGGTACCTGGAAATTCTTATCTGAGTATGCAGCATTCTTAAATGAACATACTGCATGGTATAGACCTATGTCTCCAGATAAAGTAATGATGTGGCAACAAAAAATTGAGATAAGAAAAGGAGATAGAAAAGCTGAAATAGGACTTAAAGGTACTATGCAAGGTATGTCTTTTGAAAAAGATCCAACAAATGGTGTTGGGGGTCCGGTTAAGTTCTTCTTTCATGAAGAAGCAGGAATTGCTCCCAAGATGGATACAACCTTTGGATATATTAAACCAGCACTTAAGTCTGGTATGATTACTACAGGATTATTTATTGCTGCGGGATCAGTAGGGGATCTTGATCAATGTGGTCCTTTAAAGAAAATGATACTTGATCCAGCCAGTAATGATATATATCCAGTTAAAACCAATCTAATAGATAAAGATAATACATGGGGAGAATCAGGATTGTTTATACCTGAACAATGGTCTATGCCACCATATATAGATGATTATGGTAATTCACTTGTCCAAGAAGCATTAATTGCTTTAGATGAATACTTTGAGGAAATCAAGAAAAATAAAGAACCTAAAGATTATCAACTTGAGGTATCTCAGCATCCAAGAAATATAGAAGAGGCATTTGCATTTAGAAAAGAGGCTAAATTCCCACCACATCTTGTAAATGCTCAGATAAAAAGAATAGAAGAAAAAGAATACTCTTCAGAGTTTCTTGATATATCTAGAGATGAAACCGGTAAAGTAAAAGTAAAAGCTACTAATAAATTACCAATAGCTGAGTTTCCTATATCTAAGAAGACAGAAGATAAAACAGGTACGTTAGTAGTATGGGAAAGACCAGTACCAGATCCTACATTTGGTATGTACTATGGCAGTATTGACCCTGTTGCAGAGGGAAAGACAACTACCTCAGACTCACTATGTTCTATATATATAATGAAAGCTCCAGTTGAAGTAACTAAGGTTACTAATGGTGAGGCTGAGACATTTATAGAAAGAGATAAAATTGTAGCAGCATGGTGCGGAAGATTTGATGATATTAATAAAACACATGAGAGACTAGAATTAATAATTGAATGGTATAATGCATGGACTATAGTAGAGAATAATATATCTCAATTTATAAATCACATGATATCAAGAAAAAAACAAAGATATCTAGTACCAAGAAACAAAATAGTATTCTTAAAAGATTTAGGATCTAATGCAAATGTATTCCAGGAATACGGATGGAGAAATACAGGTGTACTATTTAAGAACCATATGATCAGTTATACTCAAGATTTCTTAACTGAAGAGATAGATCATATACAGAAAGATGATGGTACTACTGTAAAGATACATTATGGTGTAGAAAGAATACCGGATATAATGTTACTGAGGGAAATGCAGGCTTATCAAGATGGACTCAACGTGGATAGGTTAGTAGCTTTTTCTGCATTAGTTTCATTTCTTAAAATCCAACAAGCTAATATGGGTTACACAAAAAGAATTGTGAGAGATGAAGCAAGTAAAAAATTGGAAAATTCAAAAAATTTGTATACCTTAAAGAGTAGTCCTTTTAGACATATGGGTAGAAGTGGATTAGGTGAAAATCAAAAATTTAACAGATCACCATTTAAAAATTTAAAATAAAAGAATATGCAAGTTTTCAACGCATTACAGCTCAAAAAAGGAGCAAAGACAGAACATAACAGGTTAGGTAGTATAACTCAACCTTTACAGTTTATTCCTAAAGTAGAAAAAGATGATAAGTGGGCAGCTTGGAATCTTGACTGGTTAGAGTGGAATGGTCTTAAACAGATTAAAAGAAATGCCCGTAGGTTAATGAAAAACTATAAGTTAGCTAAAGGTGTTATTGATAAGTCTGATTACATTGTAGAGGAAGATAATGATTATAGAGATATAATTGAAACTCTTACTAAAGAAGATTCTTCTGCACTTGAACTTAAATTTTACCCAATTATACCTAATGTAATTAATGTTCTTGTAGCTGAATTTGCTAAAAGATCAAGTAAGTTAACATACCGTGCTGTTGATGAAGGATCATATAATGATATGATGGAGCAAAAAAGACAAATGGTAGAAGATACATTAATGCAAGATGCACAGATGAAGATAACATCTGCATTAATTGAGCAAGGTCTTAATCCAGAATCTCCAGAAGCACAAGAACAATTAAATCCAGAAAAACTTAAAACATTACCTGAAATAGAACAATTCTTTAAAAAAGATTACAGATCTATAGTAGAGCAATGGGCTTCTCATCAACATGAAGTAGATACTGAAAGATTCAGAATGGATGAGTTAGAAGAAAGAGGTTTTAGAGATATGCTTATTACAGACAGAGAGTTCTGGCATATGCGTATGATGGAAGATGATTATGATGTAGAATTATGGAATCCTGTACTAACATTTTATCACAAGTCTCCTGATGCAAGATATATATCTCAATCTAATTGGGTTGGTAAAACTGACATGTTAACTGTAGCAGATGTTATTGATAAGTATGGATATATGATGAATGAAGATCAGATGGCATCATTAGAAGCTATCTATCCTATCAGATCAGCAGGATATAACATTGGTGGTACTCAAAATGACGGATCATTTTATGATGCTACTAAATCACATGAGTGGAATACTAACATGCCTTCATTAGGATTCAGACAATATTCTACTGCAGCAGCTAATAGTATATTCAATGGAGGAGATATTGTTAATTACATACTTAGAGAAGGAGAAGATTATTATGATCAAGGTACTGCATATTTATTAAGAGTAACTACAGCATATTGGAAATCTCAAAGAAAAGTAGGTCACTTAACTAAAGTTACTGACTCAGGTGAAGTAATTACAGAAATTATTACTGAAGACTACAAAGTAACAGACTCACCCGTGTATGATACAAGACTCTTTAAAAATAAAACTAAAGACAATATTGTATATGGTGAGCATATAGACTGGATTTGGATTAATGAGGTATGGGGTGGTATTAAAGTTGGACCAAACATTCCTTCTTTCTGGGGTATGAATAACCCTGGTGGATTTACTCCTTTATATATTGGTATTGATAAACAAAACATAGGACCACTTAGATTTCAATTTAAAGGTGATAATAGTTTATACGGATGTAAACTACCAGTAGAAGGTGCAGTATTTTCAGATAGAAATACTAAGTCAACTGCATTAATAGATTTAATGAAACCTTTTCAAATAGGATATAACATTGTCAATAATCAAATAGCAGATATTTTAGTAGATGAATTAGGTACAGTTATCTTATTAGATCAGAATGCATTACCAAGACACTCTATGGGTGAAGACTGGGGTAAAAACAATTTAGCTAAAGCTTATGTAGCAATGAAGAATTTTCAGATGCTTCCTTTAGATACCAGTATTACTAATACAGAGAATGCTCTTAACTTCCAACACTTTCAGAAATTAGACCTAGAACAGACTAACAGGTTGATGTCAAGAATACAGTTAGCTACATATATGAAACAACAAGCATATGAAGTTATAGGTATTAATCCTCAAAGAATGGGTCAACAGTTATCTCAACAAACTGCAACAGGTGTAGAACAAGCAGTTGGATCATCTTATGCTCAAACAGAAATGTACTTCATACAACACTCAGATTACTTAATGCCAAGAGTACATCAAATGAGAACAGATCTTGCACAGTTTTATCAATCTACTAAACCTTCTGCTAGATTATCATACATGACTTCTGCAGATGAAAAAGTAAACTTCCAAATTAATGGTACAGATTTATTAATGAGAGATCTTAATATATTTGCAACTACTAAAGCTAACTATAGAGCAGTATTAGAGCAATTGAAAAACATGGCTATATCTAATAATACTACAGGAGCTTCAATATATGACTTAGGAAAATTAATGCAATCAGAAAGTATATCTGAATTAAACAGTGTGCTTAAAGATTCTGAGCAAAAAATTAAAGCACAGAAAGATGCAGAAATGAAACATCAACAAGATATGCAAGATCAAGCATTACAAGCAAAAGCTCAAGATGAAAAACTTAAAAGAGAATTTGAGGACATTAAAGGAGAGAAAGATAGACAGAGAGATATACTTGTTGCTGAAATTAGGTCCGCTGGGTTTGGTGCTACACAAGATATTAATCAAAATCAACAATCTGATTACAATGATACTTTAAAAGAGATACAAAACTCAGAACAGTTTACTAGTCAAATGAGTTTAGAGAGACAAAAAGAATCTAATAGGACTTCTAGCAATAATCAAAAAGCAGAATTAGAAAGAGAAAAACTTATGGTTCAACAAAATATTGCTGATAAACAATTACAAGTAGCCAGAGAAAACAAAAATAAATATGATGTTAAAGGAAAATCTGATAACAAAAAATAATAGTTAGCCATATAATGCCAAAAATGAAAAAATAAAATTGCACTATTCTAAATTTTAGAAGTTTATTTGCATTAAAATAACTATATTATTTATAGTAACATAAAAACCAACATATGAATACTGAAGAACAAGCAACACAAGAAAGCACTACCGTATCACAAGTGGATGTAAACTTGGATGAATTATTTGGAATGCCTGGAGCAGAAAACGTGATGCTACCAGAAGAAGAAGAAGAGGAAAAGAAATCTCTTTTTACTAAGGATAAAAAAACTGATTATGAGTTCCTTGACAGTAAAACTGGTGTAACAAGTAAACCAGATACAGCAGAGCAAACTATTACTAAGGAAGAAGTCCAAGAAACTATTGATGAGTTAGATGGACTTATTGCTCAGGAAGAGGATGCAGGTAACAAAGGAAGACCAAAGATAGATAAGTCAGGTCTTCATGAGTTAGCAGCTAAGATGATAGAAGAAGGTACTCTATTTGGATTTGATGATGATAAAGATTTAGAAGATTATACTACTAAAGACTTTAGAGAGTTATTTGAAGCCAACTTTCAAGAGAAAGAAAGAAAGATTAAAGAGGCAGCTCCTAAAGATTTCTTTAATGCATTACCTGATGAATTGAAAACTGCAGCTAAGTATGTAGCAGATGGTGGACAAGATCTTAAAGGTTTATTCAGAACTCTTGCTCAAGTAGAAGAAGTATTTGAACTTGATGCAGATGATGAGAATCATCAAGCAGAAATTGCAAGACAATATCTTTATGCTACTAATTTTGGTACACCAGAAGAAATAGAGTCAGAGATTGAAGACTGGGCAGATGTAGATAAGTTAGGACAAAAAGCTAGACAGTTTAAACCTAAGTTAGATAGAATGCAAGAAGAGATTGTATCTAGAAAACTTGCTGAACAGGAAAACAAAAAAGAACAACAAGTACAAGCTGCTAAAGTATATACAGATAATGTGTATAATGTATTATCAGTAGGTGAATTAGATGGTGTTAAACTAGATAAGAAAGTACAAAACATGTTATACAGTGGATTAGTTCAACCAGCTTATCCTTCTATATCAGGTAAACCTACTAACTTACTTGGACACTTATTAGAAAAATATCAGTTTGTAGAACCAAGACATGATCTTATTGCTGAAGCTCTTTGGCTATTAGCAGATCCAGAAGGGTATAAAAATAAGATTAAAGATCAAGGTACTAAGATTGCTACTGAAAAAACTGTAAGAATGTTAAAGACTGAAGAAGGTAAAAAAATTGCTTCATCTATTCCACATGAAGAGAGAGCACAGACTAGAAAAACAGGATCAAACAACACAGTCTCAAGAACAGGTGGTAACAACATGTTCAAAAGATTTTAAAAAAGTATTATAAATAAACAAATAAATAAATACAAATGGCAACTCCAGTATTAAATAATGGGATTTTCTTGCGTGATACGGCATACAATGCTAGTTCACATGTAGATTCTTACCATTTACAAAACATGCTAAAAGATGCAGAACCAATGGATTTAGGTCCGGTAGACTTATGGGCTATGGCTCAAAAAGTTGAAATGCCTTTATACCAGTTATCTTCTTTTGGTGGAAAAAATGTTATCAATGTAGATAACGCACGTGGTGAGTATAAATGGCAAACTCCACTATCAATTGATCTTCCTTACATTGTTGAAGACATTGAGCCAGCAAATTCAGCAAAAGGTATTGAAGGTTCTACTTTCAAAATCAAGTTGAACAAGCGTGAATTTGGACATGGTGATATCATCACTTATGACAAATACAACGGTTGTGAGATGTACATTACTGCTGAAGACATTTTACCAATTGGTGATGGTTTTATCTATACTGTACAGTTAGTTAACAATGATAACTACAAGTACATTGATAATGCTTATTTAGCTAATGGTACTAAAGTATTCCGTAAAGGTTCTGCTAGAGGTGAGTATGGTGAGAGATTCTCAGACATCCAAACTAACACAGGATTCCGTGAGTACTACAACTTTGTTGGTGGTGCTGAAGCTCACGTTCATTACTCTATCTCTTCTAGAGCAGATTTAATGATCAAAGGTGGTATGAATGCAGATGGTACAGTTCCTGTAACTGAAATCTGGAGATCTCACTTGAAAGGTTTAGATCCATCTATTTCATCTTTGGATGATATGGTTAAAGTAATGGGTAAAGACTCAGTTAAAAAAGCATTTGACAATGGTGATTTATCAAGAACTTTCTTGACAAACATGGAAGCTGCTCACTTAACTAAGATTGCATCTGATATTGAGACTTACCTTATGTGGGGACACGGGGGTAGAGTACGTCAAGACGGACCAGATGATGTAAGATTATCTGTAGGTTTGTGGAAACAGTTAGACAACTCTTTCAAAAGAATTTATAACAAAAATAACTTTAACTTGGATTTATTCAGAGGTGAGTTATATAACTTCTTTAATGGTAAAGTTGAATTTCAAGGACCAGATCCTAAACGTCAACTTGTTGTTCAAACAGGTATGGGTGGTATGCGTATGGTTAATGAAGCAATTAAACAAGAAGCTATTTCTTCAGGTTTATTGATTCAAGCTGCTGATATTGGTGCTATCACTGGTAAAGGTATGGACTTAAACTTTGGATTTGCTTACACTTCTTACGTTATTCCATTCTTGGCTAATGTTAAGTTTGTATTGAATCCTGCATTTGATAATGTTCACACTAATGATATTGAGAATCCTATTATTGATGGTTTCCCATTATCTTCTTATTCATTCATTATCTTTGATATCACAGATAACACTAATGACAACATTTACATGTTGAAATTATCTTGGGATAATCAATTGAAATGGTGGTACCAAAATGGTACAATGGATTATATGGGTAGATCTCAAGGATTCCAGTCTTCTGGACAATTCAACGGTTACCGTGTAATGATGTCTCAAACAATGCCAGCTATTTGGGTTAAAGATCCAACTAAAGTATTGAAAATTGTTATGAGAAATCCAATCACAGGTGGATCATTCTAATATGTCAAACTAGAAAATAGAAAGGGAGGGGATAAAACTCCTCCTTTTTTATTATATTTACAATTATAAACATTTTAAAACCAACACAAAATGGATTTTACACACGTAGAAGTATTAAACGTTAACAAGAGTAATAAGATCTCTGTTAAACCTTATTTTGACAACTCAATGTCAAACATGGGATTAGAACATTATGGCCAATCATTATTTGATGGTGTTAAACATTATGAGCAATTAGCTTGCTTAGAACAAAATGGAGTAGTAAGATATGTAACAGGATTAAATGAATTTGCTCCTGAGATTAAATTATTACCTGCAGATGAAAGAATTGCAAAAGTTAGAGAGATCAGAATTGCAGTAGCTGAATTAGAAAAAGAATTAGCAGCTAATGTAGTAGATATTGATAGCCCAACATTCTGGAATGATATCAAGTTACTTAACCCAAGTAATAAAGAATTTTGGAATAAAATAAATATGTCATGTGGTAATGATCCAGTATATCTAGATCCTGCTAATCCATATGATAGAATTAAACTATATGCTGTTGAAGCTGGAGGATTTTCTCTTATATCAAGAAGTTATGATGATGCTAGATCAAAAGCAGTTCCACCAAAATTTTATTTAGATAAAGTTACAGAAACTAGTGGAATTAAAACTGAATACAAAAAACTTAAAAATAAAGCACTTGCTGAATTACAAAAACTATTTGATAAAAATAGTACTAAATTATTCTACATTGCTAAATCTGTTGATACTGCAAGTATACAGTATAAAAAACATACACCTAATGATGTTATTTATGACAACATGGATAGACATATTAATGGTGAAGGTACAGAAGGAAACAAAGAAAGAGCTGCAAAAGGTTTCTTAGAAGCTGCTGCTTTAGATATGGAAACATTAAAAATTAAAGCAATTGTCAAAGATTCCATATTTTTTAAGTATATTATTAATAAGTCAGATGGACACATCTATCATACTAAGTCAAATAGTTTACTTGGTAGAAATGTTGCTGATGTAACTGAGTTCTTAAAAAACCCTTTAAATGAGGATATACTAAAGGATTTAAATGCACAAGTTGAAAAACTGTGGAATATGTAAATAACTCTAGAGTATACCAGTAATTCTGGTATACTTTTTTAAACTATATATCATGGCTAACGCAAAAGTAAATGTACAACAAAGAGCAACAGGCAGAGTAGGTGGAACCAATTCTCCAGTGTATGTATTAAAAACTCCAGGTGGAAAAACACCAGGTAAAGTTAATTCACCACAACCAAAACCTAAAATGATGATGGGTGGTAGTAAAGGTAAAAAATGTTAATCTGAAAGATCATGGCAAAAACTAATTCAAGAGTTAAAAGTAAAGGAATTACTTTTACTCCACCAAGCACTGGTAAAAGTACATTTAAACCTTTAACTAGTGGTAATACTAAAACTACAACAAACTCAACTAAACCTGCAAGTACTGGTTCAAAAAGTATGGGACAAATTGTAAAAGGTCAAGGATATAAAGCTCCGGTTAAAACAACTAAACCAGCTAATAAACCAGTTGTTAAAGCACCAGCTAAACCAGTTGCTACTACAACTACTCCTAGAACTCGTGGTGGTGTTTCTAAAGGTAATACTCCAGGTGTTGGCTCTAAATACACTAATAAGCCTGCAGCTAAACCTGTAACAAGTGGTACATCAAGTAATAAACCAGTAACTAAAAGAGTAACTGCTGTTGAAAGATCAGGTAAGGCTGCTCCTGGAACAACTGCTAAGTATGCTAAGATTAAAGGAAATACTGGTCCTAGATATAGGGGATCTGACACTGCAGCATTAAAAGCGGCTAAGATTGCTAAAGCTGCTAAATTAGCTAAACTGAAAAATGTTGGTAAAAAGACTGGTGTAATTGCTGCAGGTGTTGCTGCTGCAAGTTATGGTGTTAAAAAACTATATGACTATGCAACAGGTGCTGATGATAAATCTAAAAAAGATACTAAAAAACCTGTTAAAAAAGATACTAAAAAAGATACAGTTAAACCACCAACTTCTAAAAAAGGTGATTTAAAATATGTAATGGATCCTAAAAAACCAGATGCTAAAAAACCAACTCCTGAAAAGAAAACAGGTTCTCTTCCAAAAGCAATTGATAAAGCTGTAAAAGCTGCAGATGGTAATCAACCAGGTGATGGTAGTTCATTAAAATTTACAGGAGATAGAAGTAAAGTTGCAGGAAAAGATAAATGGGGAAGATCACCATCAGATAAATGGTATGGTTTTAATCCAGATTCAAATAAGTATGAAACTCCAACAATGGTAAAACCAGATACTAAAAAAGCTGATACTAAACCTCCAGTTAAAAAACCTGTTACTCCAAAAGCAACTACACCTGCTGTTAAAAAAGTTGAACCAGTTGGTAAATTAGAAACTAAACCTGCACAACAAATACCAAATAAAACAGTAGATGAAGCTAGAACAATTATACCTTCTAAAACAACTACAGCAACACCAACAACTACTACAAGTTCAACTAGTACAACTTCTTCAAATGTAACTAGCTCACAACCAAGAGCAACAATTATAAATAAAATTAGAGGTGCAGTAAATACTGGTAGAGAAAGAAGAGCTGAAAAAGCTTCTGCAAGAGGTAATGAAGCTAAAGCAGAAAGATTAAAAGATAAGATTTCTGATACTGAGAAAAAAATGATGATGAAAAAAGGTGGTGCAGTTAAGTCTAAATCTAAAAAGAAATAATCATGAAAAAGTTAGGATGTGCAAAATGCGGAGGCACTAAAAAAATGGCAAAAGGTGGAACAACTAAAAGTGTTAGTATCAGTAAACCAGGAGCTGGAGTTGTAAAAGAAACTAAAGGTAATACTAATCAAAAGATGGGTATTTATGGTATTGCTCAAACTGGCCCAACTGGTCCAAATGATTCTGGTATTGCTACTATGAAAAAAGGTGGTATGGTTAAAAAACCATTAGCAAAAGCACAAATGGGTAAAACTGTAAAAAAAGTTGGTCCTAATAAATATGCTAAAGAGCAAGTAATTGTAAATAAAAAGGATGGTTCAGCAGCTGCATATGTTGCAACAAATAAGGGAACAGTCTATTCTATGTCAGATAAAAAAAATGGTCCATCAGGTGTATTAAGTATTGATACAACAGGTTACTCAAAAGGGAAACCAACTTATGATCAACTTTATACTGGAAGGAATGGTTATAAAAAAACTACTGTAAAAAGAAAAGATGTTAAACCTTTACTTACTTCAATGAAAAAAGAAGTATTAAGTTCTAAAAAAGTAGGTGGAGTAGTAAAACCTAAAAAGAAATAGTCATGGCAAAAGCTTCTACAAAAATTGTTTCTACTAATAGAGCAGTTAAGACTTCTTGCAAAAATACTAAAGTAAGAACTGCTTCAGGTGCATGTGCTACTGAAAGAAAACCTATGATGAAATCTGGTGGAACTAGTCCATTTGGTATTTTATCTATTATAGCTGGTATAGATAATAATCCTAAACCAACTGCTGCTGATAGAATTTCTGGAGCTAAAATGAAAAATAAAAAAATGGCCAAAGGAGGTACTGCTCATCCAGGTTTTAAATCAGTACAATCTAGTATTGCTGCTAAACAAGGAATTAGTAAACAAGCTGCTGGAGCTATATTAGCTGCATCAACTAGAAAAGCTAGTGCTAAAGCTAAAGCTGCAAATCCTAGACTTAAAAAAGTAAAGTAAGATGGCAAAGCAAATGTTAAAGCGCAAAGATGGTAGTGTATCTCAAAGAGGACTTTGGGATAATATTAGGGCTGCAAAAAGTTCTGGTAAAGCACCTACTACACAAATGCTTAAACAAGAAAAAAAGATTAAAGCAACAACTAAAAAGAAATAGTTATGGCAAAGTCTCCAGCATTTTATTCACTATATTGTTTTACAAATAATGTCAATAATAAAAAATATATTGGTATTACTTCTGATATAAAAAGAAGATTTACACAACACAAAGGAATGAGAAGCAGAGCAGTTGTTTTTTGTTTAGCTATTAAAAAGTACGGGTTTGAAAAATTTAAATTTGAGATATTAAAAGAAAATTTAACTTTAGAAGATGCAAAACTATTTGAAGTACAGTTTATTCAAGAGTTAAATTCTATGGTTCCAAATGGTTATAATAGAACAAAAGGCGGTGACTCTTCTGTAAAACATACAATAGCAACTATTGAAAAAATAAAAGAAAAAAATAAACTTTACAGATTAAATAACCCAGACCCTAGAAAAAGAAAACAACATACAGAAGAAACTAAAAAATTGCTAAGTAAGTTAGCATTTGAAAGAACAGATAGACCAAAAGGTGATAAGCACTGGAATTATGGAAAGAAAACTAGTGAATTATCAAAACAAAAAATGAGTATTAGTCAAACATTAGGTAATAATGGTTTTGCAAAAAAAGTTATAGATTTAAATACTGATATTATATATTCTTGCATGAATGAAGC